ATTGATATGTAGAACTAGCTTTTTTTATTCCAACATTACATCTTGCCAAATTAGTATTTGCTCCACCTCTAAAAGAAACACCAAAACTAAACATATAATATCCATTACTTGGAGGAGTGTAAGTGTAAGCACTTGTATCAAATGCACTTCCTAAATCATATCTTTCAGTATCAAAAGGAAGAACAGTTTCTGCTCCTGAAGTAATAGTTTGTGTTGTGTTAATATAAGTACTAAATCCTGTTGTTGAAAAATAGTTTGTATCTCCAAAACCTGTAGCCGTACCACTATTAGTTATTGTTGCACCTGAAGGTATTGTTATTGTATCGCCTGAGCTACCTAATTCTAATGAAGTTCCACTTTGTGGATCTAATTTGTCTACGAATAAAGTTCCCATTATATTACCGTTAATGTTCCTGCTACTGTCACTGTTCCAGTGTAATTAACTGGTCCAGCCACAAAAGCATTTTGTGGTGCTGTTATTGTTACATCTGATGTAATTGTTGCTAAATTTAAATACATACCATTAAAACTTTGATTGATTGCAGTATGATCTACACTGCCTGTTGCTGGTGTTTGATAACCAATGGCTGCACCAATAAATACTACATATGCTGCATCAGATCCTGCGAGTGTGCTAGATCCTGTAGATAACGTTGTACCACTTGCAGTGTAATCTACATCGGGTTTTTGAACAACGTTATTGACGACAAATCTTACAGAAGAAGAATCTGAAACGGCTTGATCTAAAGAAAAACTTTGTGCTGAACCATCACCAGTGATGGTCTGAGTCGCCATCGCTTTATATATATCAGAACTACTTGGACCTATATACGCCATGACTCTCCTATGTGCTTATACTATCTATATAACTTAACCATACGTTAAGTGATGCGTCTGTATCCGACACACATTTGACAATATCACCAGATTGAATAACGATTTTGGCGCCGCCATCAATCAATTCTATACTAGAACCTTGAGGAATGCTTACTCCTTTTACAATGTAAGAATCAGCTGATCCACCACTAGCTGTGCTAGTAATATAAACATCTGCTTGAATTGTTTGTGTTACTATATTTGTTAACCTTATTCCTATTAGAGCGTCGTCTGAGTTTGACGTAAGAATACTTCTCGCCGTAGTGCCAATATTGACATCTCCTGATGAATCAAAAGCTACTTTTCTTTCAAAATCCTGGGCCATTAATTATCCTTTACGCCACATCATCTATTAGAGCTGCCACAATGCAATTTGCACTTGCATCACCAGCATCACCAATATCAGATGAGATAGCATGTATATTAGCAACAGTCACTTGTGGAAGTCTTCCAAACCATGATTCACCTGCTCCTATAAAAATACCATCTGCTAAGTCATAAGCTGCTGTTCCACCGTCCAAGCATATTACTATACCGTCTGAAGAACTTGTGTTCTTTATAAATAAAAATTTTACTTTATCACTTGTGCTAACTGCCGTCATATCAGTGTCTTGGTCTACTGCGGTATAATCAATAAATCTACCTGCAATTAAGTCTGCACTTGTAGTCGTGACAGATGTCAATTTGTAGTACCATTTGTCGTTCGCATCATCCGGGGTAACCGTCATTGAACCACTAATACTTTTGGCAATTTCATCAGGCAATATAGTCGCTGTTAAGCTTATAGTTGCATCATCTGCCATTTTATAATCCTCCTAGTTTTTTAATCATTATATATCAGAGCGCAACGGACATTGCAATTACAAAGCCAGCAGACGCTCCTGATGCTGGTTTATCTACAAATGTCAATGCTCCAGACCCATCTGTTTCTAAAATTTGATTAGCGTTACCATCAGCCGTAGGAAATGCATATTCCCCATTAATGTTAACAGTTCCTGTTGTTTGTACCCCTGTTGCTGTAGTAGCTAATTTTGTAGAACCATCATCACTTAGCTCTAATACACCTATACCATCAATTTTTAATTTTCCAGTATCGGTAGATATTGATCCATGTTGAGTTGAACCATCAAAAATTTGCAAAACTTGATTGTGAGATCCACTATCATTTATTAGTTGAAGAACAGAATTACTCGCAGCTTGATGTATTTCTAAAGGGTTAGTGGTGAGATTTAATAAATTACCAGTGGAGGAATTATGTAATATTTCAAAATCAGCACCAGTTCCAAATACAATTTTTTCACTATCTGCAAAATTAGTATTATCACTTGCGTCTTTAAATACAGCTTTTCCTGCAGGATATGTACAAAAAATATCTTTTGTGCCTGCTGCAAAATCAACTGCACTATCACTATTAGAACTACTAAAAACTGTCGTTCTAGTAATGGTTGAACTGTCTGCAGCTAATGTTCCTAAACCTACTTCCCATTCGTTCGCTGATTGATGTGCGACAGCATAATAAGTAGTATTAGAGTTACCAATTCCAGCAGAAAAAGTTTCAAAACCACTAACCGCGCCAGCAAAAGTAAGCGCACCTGTGCCAGTCGTCGTCGTTGTCTCTTTTACACGATCGTTTAATACTAAAGCCATGTGACTCCTACGCTAATCTTAGAATAGCTGCTGCAGCTGTAAAATCTGGAAATTGAATAGTGAATGTGCCTGCACTTGCAGTTTTATCACCACCAAAATTCAGAACACATACTGCCTTATTGGAATCAGTGCTATTGTATATTAATGCTCCGTAAGCTGTAAATGAAGCTGTTGTCCATGATACATCTGAAAAATCACAACATGCTGTAGATGTTGATTTAAGAGCTGGTTCCACGTTGGTTAAATTTGAACCCCCTGCACTATACGCCGAACCGGTTGTGTTAGTTGTTTCGCCAGATGATGTATATGCTGTAGTTGTGGAACTAATAGACGCTGAGTTTGTATATAAAGCAATTTTAAATTGATCTCCTCCAGAAGCACTAAAGTTGTGTACTGCTGTAAGGACTTCTTGTTTAAAACTATCACAAACTGCTGATGATCCTATTGCCATTTTATTGTCCTCCTTCTATTGGTCCTGTTGGACCAGGTTTAGAATAGCCGGGTAAGAATGATGGACGTGGTACTCTAATAACACCACTTTGATGCTCATCACGTCTTCCGCGACCCATTTGTTGTGCAGCCACTTCTTGTAAAGCCATTTCATAAGACTGCGTGTAGACTTGCAGCATATCTGCTGGACCTTTCAAAAATTTGAAAGCTTCGACAAGGCAACCATACAAAAGTAATGCTGGTGCGTTGTCACTTAACCAAGTATTTGTATTAGAAGAAGAAAGACGTGTTGGTAATTTAGTCAACCCGACTTCAACATAAAACGCCGCACTTGGAGTTGGAACTACGTATATCGTATTTTGATCCCATTGTGAATAATATTTTGGTGTTCCCGTAGATGCTCTATCTGGCCAATATTCATTCATATAAGTCACATCACGCTGTTCTAGATATGTTCTATCTCCCGTGCCGGCAGCAGGATATATCATTACACTTCGTATAATGGAAAATTCGGTTGGTGTAATAGATGTTCCACCTGGTAAAGTTAAAAATCCATTACTTGCTGTAAATGTAGCATATTGATAAGATCTAAAAACTGGTAAATCTAAATCACGTAAAATTTTATTTTCGGTGTGTTCAATAAAATCATTAATAATACTATCAGTAAAAACATCGCTACTTACTTCTGTGTAATCTCTTATTTGTGATACTAATTCTGTATATGTTGTCATTATGCGCTCACTGTAGTTGGACCAATAAATACCACATTTCCTCCGCCAGATCCAGTAGCACTTGGTGTTGAAGTAATTGTTATATTAATAAAATCATCAGTCACACTTGATGGAGTAAATCCTGCAGCTGCTGTTAATTCTGAAGGAGGTACACCAAAACGATTGGTTCCGCTGACACCCATTCCTTGAAATTGAGTTGTAGTTCCTTCAGTTCCACTATTTGTAGCATCCCAAAACATAACTGTAGAAGATGTTGTATATGGATGTCCGGGTGAAAAAACTGAAACGCTTGTACTTCCATTTGTAAATCTAAATGGATTAGGTGGAAGCATTTGTGTAGTTGCTGGTGCAACTCTTGCTGGTCTTGGATGTTCTAACGCTTCAGGATCAGGGGAATGTTCATGCGGCATTAATTGAGGTGCCTTAGGTTCATACTCACTTGAATGCACCCACATACCATTCCATTCTTGCACCATTTCATTGTAAGGAAATTGTAATCCACTACGATCTGAAATAGCTATTGCATATTTTCCTTTAGCGTAAGCCATTTATTATATTACCATTTACTATTGCTTGGTCCAGGCCAAGTATATTTACCACCTTTTTTAGCAGCACCCATACCTTGCGCAGTTCCAGTAATAGTTCCTTTAGCAATTTTAATTTCTTCTCCACCTATTGCTCTATTAGTTCCTGTTGGTGCATTTCCTTTATCAGTTGCTGCTCCAACATTTTTATTAATAGAAGGGGTTTCTATTTGACCTCTACCATAATGTCCTACTTTTTTAGTAGATGCATCACGAGTATTAGCTGTTTGGGTATTCCAATTTCGGTTACTCATTCTTCCTCCTTTTTACAGTCACAATCGTGACATTCGCATTGGCCACCACAACATGCACCACCATTGCTGCAATGACAGTTGTGACCACATTTTTTACATTCTCCCATTTTCATTTCCTCCTACGGTATGTAAGCTTGCGCCGGTTTAACTCTAAACGAGACTCTTTCTCGGTTAGCGTCAGCTGTTCTTTCAAATTCTTCATCATACACTGCTTTTAAGCCCGCAGCTAATTGTGGGGCTCTTTTTAAACTTATATAATAAGCTAATCCTGATATTAGACAAGGAAGAAAATAAAAAGGCACATCCGCGTTATTAGCGTATCCTCCTGCATCTTGAATTCTATTTATGTAAAAATATTTCATAATGTATGCTTTATCCGGACTTGGATATACAAACATCGTCATATCATATTCTGGTCTTCCTGTATTACTTCCACCAGCTACAGTTACTTGACCATTAATTACAGTGTATTGGGTTGGACGCGCATCACCAGAAGCGGTTTGCTCTTTTCTAGAAAGATTCATATATTCAGTTCTTGAAATTTTAGTGATAGCTACATCAGTAGTATCAGCGTTTCCTTCCAGATTAGTAGTAGCGCCAGCAGTGGTAGTAATAGTTGCGTCTACAATATCAACAATCTTTTGATCTAATGCATAGTAATTTGTTCCAGCAACCATGGTTGTTGTTGCATAATCAATGGTCCATAAATTAAGACCACGATTAGCCCATTCTGAAAACATTAAGTTTAAAGAACGACGTGCTGTTCTTAGATCATAACCTGATCGTACCTCCAGTCCACATCTTTCAAATGCTTCCTCAATGATTTCTTCTACCGTTAAATTAAAGGTTCTAGTGCCTGAATAAGCCATTTAACCTCCTAACTAGAAATCGCTACGTAGTTTTTAATCCATTCCATTTGAACGTATACAGTATCACCAGCAGTTCTAGCTGGGTTAACAATCGCCACATCCCCAGTGTACCCACCGGCTGCCTTATCAGCTGCTGTAGGTGTTAAACCTCCAGTAGAGCTAAAATCAAATTCCCCATATCCATTTAATATTAAGAAAGGTATGTTCGAAGTGGCATCCCATTGAAATTCTACTGCATCCGCATTAGCAGTCATAAAAATATTATACTTAACTTTACTTAAAGTTAAATGACTACATGTTTGATTATTGGCACTCTTGCCTAATCCTGAAACATCAATCGTTAAAGTTTGAGCACTAGCTGCATCGCCAGCTGCAATTGTATAATGATTAATGAATTTTCTTCCGCCATCAAAAGTTGTTACTAAAGCCATATTAATTCCCCTTGTAAGAGAGTGGAGTCATTACACTCCACTCACGGTTATATTATTTTACCAAGCGTCTGCCGCTGTCATATTTCTTCCTTGCATATAATCAATTGAGAAATATCCAATTCCAGCAGTTGCTAAAGTTCCTGTTGAAGTTAACTCCACGATAACTTGAACATCAGAGTCATAAGCCACTCCGTCTGCTCCAGTTTCAGATTGAGAAACTGATCTCCAGTCACCAATTTGTGTTGCATCAGTAGTAATTACTTCACCACTTGCTACGTTAGAAGTAGTTTGCATTACCGCACTAGGTATATCTGCTAAGTAATCAGCATCATCTGATTTACCAATTTCAACTATATCTGAAGTTGATGAATTGAAAGCTTCAATCATGTGAAGTTTCATATCTACAATAGATGACTGATAAGGAATTACACCAATAGGTCTTGCATATTTAATGCCACCTGTTGTTGCGTGTGTTCCTACCTCAATATTACCAGTTCCTG